CGGTGACGCAATGGAGAAACATCACCGCCCAAGGGAGGAAGATCATAAGACTAGGGAGAAGCTACAATCTTATGCGGGTGACTCTTTATACCGCATGATCCTGTAGTATTCAATCCTATAAATCTTTCCACCAATCATCTGCTATCTTTGGTTCTTCGTAGTCAGCTTCTTCTAGCTTGTAAGCATAGAGTCCGTTGCCTTCGTATCGTCTTGACACAGTACGAAAGCCAAACTTCTTTTTGCGTAAGTCTCGCAATGCAGCGCTTGCACTTGCCTCTGGTGCGCCCGTTGCATTGCTCAACTCAGATAGCGTAACCCAATCATTTTCCTCCATGTATTGTTTTACTTTTTGTAACTGTGGCATGAGCCTGTTGAAGTCACGCTCATGCACATAGTCATCTCCATCAAAGTGTGGATCAACGTCCATTAGAACGGCGGTATCTCGTCATCAAAGTCTATCTCAGGCACCTTAGCCTTATCAAGACTCTGAGTCTGCTGTTGCTGGCTCTCTGAGAGGGCGAGAGACATATAGTTGCCACCATCCTTAGACTTCTTCCAACCTGCTAGTTTTAACTTGGTGTCATCTACTGGTCCTGAGTAGTCGGGTGCTTTCTCGTTGCCCTTCTTATCGTTCTCAAACATAACGCCTAGCTTTTGATACACCTCAATGATCTTCATGCCAGCTTTTGTCTGATCTGCTACAAGTACGATCTTACTATCGTTGCCCTGATTGTTGAGTTTGCCCTGTAGTATCATGCGTTGCGTATCAAATGGTTTGAATGCTGCGCCTGAGTTAGTGTTGTCGTACTCTGCCATGCTTTTGGCTCCTGTATTTACCAGCTATTGCCAGCGGTTTTACTGCCGCTATCTGCGGCGTACTTATTGCCGTCCATCTTCCCAAGGAAGACATCGGCGTTAAACCCTAAGTGTGATAGGGCTTTGGTTAGGCCGTCAGTGACAGCCATCTTCGGTGCATCCTCGGCAAGTCTGCCCTTGGCTGCATCAAAGAACTTACGGCACCCAGTGAAGGGGCCAAAGGCATTGACCAACTCACCGTGCCATACCTGTACGTCTGCAACTACAGCCTTGTCACCGTTGGATAGATCAATAAATCTAGTCTGGTTAATCCAGCCCCACCCTTTACCAATGGGGCCAAACTCTGCAGTAGCGCAGCGTATCTGATACATAGGATCAATAGCTGTAAATGATCGTGCGCCAAAGCTCACTTGCTTTAGGAACTTAGGATCTGATTGCTCAACCCTGTTCCATATGTCTAGGTTATCCATCTGCTTCTCCATTACGCAGTGTGTTGATGCCAATATTGTAGACACATTCTTTATAGAAGGCCTGTACCTCGTCCATATTTTTTATGTCACGAAGGCGTTGAGCTACATACCGTAGATTAACAGCGCCCTCACGTCTTTGATTAAGATTTTCTTCTGCTTTAGATTGCGCTCTAGCGTGCATATCTATTAACCATTGATCTTTTTTACTTGGGCGTGCGCGTTTTCTTTTCTCAACCATGTGCATTCTCCTTGCGTGTTGATATTCTAAGTGATCCTCGCTTGTCTCTGCGTATAGTTAGTAAGTCGCAGTACACTTCCCGTTCATTATCTCCTACCATTTGCTTGAGACTTTTCTTGGCTAACTCAAACGATTTGGCATAGGCTTCGTTGCCAATGTAGTCGTGAGCTATAGATGTAAAGTGATTGTCGCCATTGGCATCACGCTTAATCATATCATCTACAGGTATGTTATCTATCTTCATAGTTTCTGGCTGGTCGTAGCCAAGTGGCTCTGTATCTGTATCTACATGATGCCAGAATTGTTTGATCGCAGTCATCATAAGGTTAAAATATGACTCGCTCCATGCAATGTGCGAACACTCCCACTTGTTATTGCCAAAGAAAGCAGAGAGGAAGCATCCGTCTTTGCCAGACAGCTTCATGTAACACTGCAACTGTGGCATGTAGTATTCAATCAACGCATCCATAGTGTTGTATGAATTGGTATGCTTGCACTCAACAATAGAGCCGCGGCACATGCCATCAATCGTACCCTTCATAGGTACGCCATCAACATTGCGCTCATACTCATATTGATGATTGTGAACTAGGTAATCATTCGTGTCACGCTTGGGCATGTTTTCCTCAAACCATTGCATGTTGAATGACTCAGTGTAACTACCCATGCGTACCGCAAGGTTGTCATTAAGATCAGGGCTAGGTATCTTGCCCGTCTTAATCTGCCATAGATCATACCAATCTCCCTGCATAATTTTTACACAGTCAGACCCACCTATAAATCCTGTACGTTTCATAACATTCTCCATTGTTATCAAGGCTATTTGTACTGCATATGTGCAGCAACATCAACAGCTATTTTAAATAATTCCTCAAGCACCAGCACCAACTCGCTGCGCCATTGGGATATACTCGTGTCTTGCTTTCTGCCACCGTCCCTTTCTATCTGCATTTCTATCAGGTGATTCAGTCTCTCCACTCGCTTCTCTAATATGCCAATCCTGTTTAAACGTGTTGTGCTTAGAGGTAAGCTCTTCAATCTTTGCATTGGCGGTCTTGTCACCTTGTTCCTCCCTTAGTCTAGTTTCGTAGGTAAATCTGTATTCATCCAGTTCATCGTCTGTAACTGTAGTGGTGTGAACCAAGCCGTGTGATAGCCGACCATATAGATAATCAACTGGCACATAGTCTTTGGCTTTGATTCTTTTTTCTATGGCAGTGAATGGATTAAAGTCCCACTCGCTCTTGCCTTCTGTAGCTACAGCACGATTGGTTTCGTCAGCAGCAGACTTGGCAGCAGTGACAAACACTTTGACAGACGGCCAGTTACGCGCTCCATGGATGGCGCGTACCTGTCTGTCTGTTCTCTCTAAAAACAAATCAATCAAGCCATCGTTGACATGATTGGGCATGATGCCATTGATGTCTTGCACAATGAACTTCATTTCTTGCAATAGAGTTTCGTTGGTCATGCCTTGCGGTGGTGTGTATCGTTTGAGTGTAGCTTGCAGCCACTTGCCTATGGCTTGTGTTCTATAGTTATAATCAAGTTGTGCCATTGCGCTTGTCCTCCAAGCTAAACACATTATCATCCCACTGTGCATTGAGTATGTCATCAAGGCGGGAATCATTGTTGCTATCAAAGTGAGATAGATCATCTTCCCATCGCTCTGCGTTGAGCCATGTAGCAGGGTGAGGAATGAAACGTATCTCTGTGTTGACACTAACTAACTGAAACTTTTGTGCAGCTTCTATAATTACTTCTGCACTTTCTATTTCACACGCTAATGTAAATGCTGCACGCGCTACGCCTTTACCTATTCGTCTTGGGTATGACTGCCAAAATAATTTAAACTCTTCTGAGTCTGGAACTCTTGGCTTTCTTGCCATGTTATTCTCCTTGTATAATTTTCTCAAACTCTTCGCCTGACATGATGACTAAGGTCTGAGGTTTACCCGTTCTTCGTTTATAAAAGGCTATGTCTCTGCCTTCTAAGACAGTGAATGGACTAGGAAAGTTAGACTTATCTCTGTATTTAACTTCACCTACCAGCCATCTTTGTCCGTCCAGTGTGAGGTGGATGTCTCCGCTCCATTCTCCACCGAGCGCACCGCTAAGGGGGACTCGCTTGCACTCAACGCCGATTGACTTGAGCCATTCAACGAACCATTTTTCATGGTAAGTCCCTTTGTTTTTATTTTTGTTTGCCACTTGTCCTCCTCATAGCAAAGCATGCACAGAAACCAATGCGTCTTAGGATACTTGCCCGACAGTATAGCTACATAGTACCTACACTCTTGATCGCAGTGATCGCAGTAAGCTGACTTACCTTTGTTTGATTTGTAACTCACAGTCTAACGCATCAATCCAGCATGATAACATAAACCCACTAGGTATACGCTTCTGTGTCTCCCACTTTTGCACTAACCCGTCTGAACATCCTATCTTAAAGTCCAAATCATTTTGAGATAGCTTTAAGTCTTTTCGCCTACTAATAAGTTCACCTATTATGTAGTCGTAAGGTTTCATTTTGGTGGGGTAAGTTTACGTTTGTCGTAATTAGGATGGGCACCCATTAATAACTCTAGCATTCTCCATACTTTCTTAGCTGTACTGTACCTTAACTCTGAACCATTGAGAGTTCTGTAGTATGTAGAGGTAGGTACACCAGCTTTGATGAAGGCTTTAGCTAACGGTACATTAGCTTCCGCAGCTTTCTTAATTAGCATATCATAATAACTATCCATGCTATCTAGTACTGCGACTATGCAAACTTGGTCAAGTGCTCCTTGATTAATTGCTTTGCTTTTTCTGTCAATGAATACTGCATCACTCTGCCTGTGCCGGAATGAAATACTAAACCTTCTCGGTTAAAGTAAGTGGGATGCATTCGCTGTAGCTTATCTACTGCTGACTGTCTGCTTGTCTTTGATACTTCTGCAAGAGCTTTAGTCGTTATCATTTGCTTGCGTACTTCAAGTATCTTTGCAGCTAACAATAACTTCATGCGGTGATTCGTAATTGTATTTGCCATTCCGTATCTTTCGTAGGAACCTAACGCCATGATCTATAGCGTATCTTCTAAGGGTTGCTTGTTTAGTATTTAAGATACGAGCCGCTACATCCATAGTGTAATGATTACACAATGATTGCAGCAACTCTATCTTCTCTCGCTTGTGCCTTGCTTTAATCTCAGGCCAAGTCTCAAGGTAATCAGCCATCACCGCCGCACTCTTGGCATGTTTCATAACGTGTTTCTATGTACCCACCATTAACATAATCAATAACAGGTACATCCTTTTCCGTTACGCCTTTGCCATAGCAAGTACCGCAATAACTAGGTTCATCCCTGCATTCGTTACATATAGACAATCCATCATACGGTGGCTCATGCAAATCAAAAGTTTCATTGCAATCAGCACACTCATATTCAGTAAGGTATGTCATCGTCCATCTCCACTAAAGGCTGCTGATCTTCCCAAGCCTTGGTTGCACGTTGAATAAATTTATCTTTGTTGAAGTTGGGATTAGCTTGTTTCAACTCGTCGGCAAAGACATGAAGGTGAGACGGCCAGCTAACTGACCGCCCCAACATATCAGCTACAAACTCAAGCTGCTGTTTGTGTAGTATCATCGTCATCATCCGCATAGTGATGTGTAACATTGGTATCAATTACAGGGCAAAGACTTGTGTAATCTGGCCCAAACAAGCCAACAGTATGTTCAGTTATAGTGCCGTCATAATCTTTAGCGGTAACTACAAGATTACGAGAACTAAAGTTATTGAATAGCTTGGTAACTTTAAGCTCAACCTTAGTTACATTGTGAATACTTAGTGAATACATGCGCTTTCTCCTTACGCTAGTTCTAGCCATGACTTGTGCTTCATGGCCTTAATGATGGCTGCTTCACGGATACGTCTCGCATTCTCTGGCGACTTGGCTTCGTCCGTGTGTGTAGCCCAATGTGTTAAACAGTTATACAAAGCCCATTTTGTATTACCGAGTGTTGCTCTTTCACTATCAAAACCAATTAGTAAGATTTGTAGTTGCCTGTCATTAAACTTAGCATGACTTGCCTTGTGTTGTACGTTACATACAGTCTTTTTAAAGAAGGACTCTGCTTGTTCGGTAGTGACAGGTGTACTTCTGTATGCTTCCCATACTCCCTTGCTATTAAGGAACATTTCAAGACCATCAGCTATCTTATGAGCCGAGCTATCTACGCTTACGTTAGTCGTATGTTTAGCCCATGTTTTAGCTACAGTGTCGGCAGTAGTGCAGCCATTGAGACACCACAAACGAAAGCCCTCTGCTGATTGTTGGAATGCCCAGCTACCATCATAGCTATTGTATGCTTGGACACGGTACTGAATGTAATCATTTACCTCAGCGTCCTCCAGCATAATGTCATTGAACAATACCTCAAGCCGCATCTTAGCGCCGTTGTCTGCAACGTGTGTCTTAACGCTGTAGTCTGAGCTAATGTTAGCTTGTTTGATTGAGTCCATGATTGAGTTGACCGCATCACTGTGCGTGATTGGTTTGTACTTAGACTTGTGAGTACCAAGCGATTCACCTGTGTCAGTGCGTATTAGATTACGCATCTTAGGTATCTCATTACCACGCATATCTAAGCATGGCTCCATGTCAATCGCAAAGTCCCAGTCTGTAGTGTTCATAGTATCTAGCATTTGATTCTCCATGTTATTTAAAAAAATCACCGCGCCTTTTTATACTGGCTCCGTCCCCATTGGTACTACATGATTGGCGGCTGAGTGCTTAACTCATTTCCAATCATGCACCTGCTCTGTTCTTGATACCCATAGTGTCTAACCGACAGGCGTTAGTCACTTCTGTTTTTGGGTCGCATGATTATTCTACATTTGATTCTCCATTTGATTGAGCGTGAGTGTCTGTGAGACACCCACTTTAGTATATTAAACTTAATAGTACGGATAGGATTTGAACCTATAAACCAATAACAACATATATAGAGGTTGCTCTAATTATTGTTATTCCTACTACCAATCGTAGGCGTACTACAAAATTTAATATTAGATTAGTTTCAGCCAGCAAAGCCAGCTCCGTATAGCACCGCGATAGTGCCAACGACAAACACGACGAGCGCGATGCTGCTGATTACTGCGTCCAACAGGTGTCTGTTATTCATGTGGTGTCCTCCTGGTTAGTTATAAAGGGCGACCTAAGCCGCCCTGTGGTGCGGTGACTTATGCCACCCTTGCCCGTAGCTTGTTCATCTTAGCTACATTGATGTTACTAACTTTAGGTGTGTTCTTGGGGGCTGATGGCATCCAAGTCTCACCGCCTGTGAGGTGATGATAGACCTCTTTGTCTGAGTCATGACGTACCTGAAGTTCGTCAAGCTCTGGCTCTAGGATGGCAAGCCAGTTGGCGCTGCGGTTCATGTCGTAAGCGTTCTCATCTTTGGTAGCCTGATCGTAGTCTGCAAAGGCGTCAGCGATCTGTTTACGTTTGAAGTTAAGGCTATTGTTAGATGTAAAGCAAGCGTCCCGAGCAAGACCGATAAGGAATTTCTCGTTGATGACACGACCACCGACCTTATTGTCAGGGTTATCATTTGAGTGTGTATGATATTTAATGACTGCCAGTTTCATGTCAGTAAGTGTAGGTTGTACTGTTTTCTTTGTCATCTCTAGACTCCATTTGTGTGGCACGAGGAACATCCCCGCGCAGGCGACGGCATATCAGGACGACAAACCATGACCCTATCTCTTAGTCATGGCTTGAAGTTCGCAAGTGGTATATCTCGCAGACCAATAACCTCTGGCCCTTCGCTATGTTTTGCCGCGTAGCGAATAGCAAAACATAAATAGAAGGTTAACAGCCAGAATCGCTAAACTCTATCGTGATAAGAGCGCCCTATCACCAAGAACAAAGAGTCGGATATACTACTTGCGAACTTTTTGGCGACCAGATAGGCCCAAAGACCAGCGGGGATGTTTCTCGTTGCAACGCAAATTTATGGGAGCGACGAGATGATAAAGCAAACAGTGCGACCGGAACGCCACTGGCATGAAGCTGGCAGGGCGTGTGTTTAGTATGTATTTAGTATGTTCCTCTTTAAGGAGAGTAAACGTAATATCCGTCAATAGCAGAATGACTGTGCATTGGTATGGGTTTATGCAACATAGGATAGGACAGGATTGACAGACCTGATGCAGCGCTGCTAACCGTGGGGGGGAGAGGGTGAGGGGGGGCAATAGCAGGATATAGATATGTTAGAACAACGTAAATTAACCAAGAAGCAGTCGTGTTTAGTAGATACGCTTGTAGCAACAGGATGCACATTGCGCGAAGCTGCTACAGAAGCAGGATACGCCGAAGGTGAATCAGGAAGAGTAACAGCAAGCAAAACGATACGCTTACCGCATGTGCAGTCTTACATGATGCAACGGGTAAACGAGCAGCTTGGTATGAATGCTACTGTGGCTGCAGCGCGTGTTATGAACTTGGCTACGGGAGCTAGATCAGAGTACGTTCAGCTTGAGGCTAGTAAAGACATATTAGATCGCGCTGGGTTCAAGCCCATAGACCGTAGTCAGGTTCAGGTTGCTGGGGACATTCGTG